GCACCAGGCTTCTTTGGGTTAAACACTCAGGATAGCCCGTTGGATTTAGCTAGTGGTTTTGCTTTGGTTGCCACTAATTGTGTGATTGACCAGTATGGTCGTATTGGTGCTAGAAAAGGTTGGACAAGGGTTAATGCTGCTTCTGGAAACCTTGGTGCTAACGATGTTGGTGTTATTCATGAGCTAGTCCAGACTGATGGCACTTTAACAGTCCTCTTTGCTGGCAACAACAAGATATTCAAACTTAGTGGCACTTCAGTTACTGAGTTGACCTATGGGGGGGGTGGTTCTGCTCCTACCATTACTGCGAGTAACTGGCAGTGTGCCTCCTTGAATGGGATTACTTACTTCTTTCAAACAGGTCACGATCCAATCATTTATGACCCTGCTGTAAGTACAACTACCTACAGACGGGTTTCTGAGAAGAGTGGCTATGTAGGGACTGTTCCTAGTGGGAATGTCGCTATAGCGGCTTATGGTCGCTTGTGGGTGGCTTCTTCTAGTACAGATAAGGTTACAGTTAGCTTCTCTGATCTGATTGCGGGTCATGTGTGGTCTGGTGGTACTACTGGTAATTTAGACACAAGTAGAGTTTGGCCTAATGGTGCTGATGAAGTTCAAGCCTTGGCTGCTCACAATGGTTTCTTGTTTATCTTTGGTAAGAGGCAGATTCTTGTTTATCAGGGTGCGACTACTCCTTCTACGATGTCTATTTCTGACACAGTTGGAGGGATTGGTTGCTTATCAAGAGATAGCGTTCAGACAACCAGTTCTGATGTGATCTTCTTGTCAAACTCTGGTGTTCGTTCTTTGATGAGAACGATTCAAGAGAAGTCTGCTCCTGAGAGAGACTTGTCTAAGAATGTGCGTAATGACTTGATGAGTGATGTTGCTTCACAGAATCTGGCAAACATTAAGTCTGTTTACTCTGAGAGAGAAGGCTTCTATCTGTTGACGATGCCTGTTACTCAGTCTGTTTACTGTTTTGATACTAAAGTTATTCTGCAAGATGGTTCTTCCCGTGTAACCACTTGGGACTCGATTACTCCAACAGCATTGGCATCTTTGAGAAGCGGTGCTGTTTACATTGGTAAGAATGGTTACATTGGTCAATATACGGGCTATAACGACCACACGAGTGTGTATCGGTTTCAGTATTACACAAACCATGCTGATCTAGGTAATGTGAATCAGACATCTGTTTTAAAGAAGATTTCTGTTGTCGTTATCGGTGGCACGAATCAGAACTTGTTTATCAAGTGGGGTTTTGACTTTAAGACTAACTATCTAAGTGCCACTACAACCATTCCTGTTCAAGGTGTATCTGAATACAACATTGCTGAATATGGTGCTAATGCAACAGTAGTAGCTGAGTATTCAGATGGGGTTGCTTTGAATACATTGAAAGTATCCGCTTCTGGTACTGGCAAGGTTGTTCAGACGGGCTATGAGTCTGATATTAACGGGTCACAACTATCTATTCAGAAAATAGAAATCCAAGCTAAAAATGGGAAATTGTCTTAACAGACAAGGAGATTAAATTGTCAGACTACGCAAAAACCACGAATTTCGCCAGTAAAGATAACCTTACCTCTGGTAATCCTGCAAAGATTGTCAAAGGTACTGAGATTGATACTGAGTTCAACAACATTGCTACGGCTATTGCTACTAAGCAAGACTACGACTCTGATCTAGCGGCTTTTGCCGCTAAGACTGCGCCAACTGGTGATGTTGTTGGTACTACAGATACTCAAAGTCTGACAAACAAGACTCTGACAAACCCAACTGTTACAAACTATGTTGAGAGTGTTGTTGCCATTGGTACTGTGTCTAGCGCACATACATTGGTGTTGACAAGCGGTACTGTACAGACAGCGACTCTGACTGCTTCTACTGCTTGCACTTTTACGATGCCTACTGCTACTGCGGGTAAGTCGTTTATCTTGTTGTTAAAACAAGCGGCATCTACAGGTAATGGTACTGCTACTTTTACGGGTGTTAAATATAGTGCTGTTGCTGGTACGCCAGTTGTCACCGCTACTGCGGGAAAGATGGACATCTTTTCGTTTGTATCTGATGGTACTAACTGGTATGGGAATGTTGTACAAGGGTTCACACCATAATGTTTGCCGCATTAAATTCAATTTTGACAGGTTCATTGCCTCCTATTGGCCAAGAAGCCTTTACGACTGCTGGAACATTTACATTTACTGCACCAGTAGGTGTTAACAGTGTTTGTGTTCTCTGTGTTGGCGGTGGTGGTGGTGGCGGCATTAACCTTGCTCCAACTACAAATGGAGGCGACTCTTACTTTGTAAACACCTCAACTGTCAAAGGTGGTGGCGGTGGCAAGGCTGGAGAAACTGCTGGCTCTTATGTTGGCGATGGCGGTGGTAATGGCGGCACTGGCAATGGTGGCGGTGGCGCTGGTGCTGGTGGATATGCTGGCGATGGTGGAAACTCAAACACAGGGACGAATGTTTCTGGCTCTAATGGAGCAGGCGGTGGTGGCGGTGGTGGAAGATGGAATGGAAGTTTTTCTAGTGGTGGTGGTGGTGTCGGCATATTAGGTCAAGGGGCTAATGGCGCTGGTGACGTTAATCAAACTGGCGGTAAAGGCGGTTCTAGCGGTTCAGATGGCGGCGCAGGCACAGGGTCTAATGGCGTTGGTGGCGCTTATGGTGGCGGTGGTGGCAGTTTTACCAGTAATGGTGGTGGTTCTGGCGGTGGACTTGGCTACATCAATAATTATTCGGTAACACCTGGCAACACATATACAGTTGTTGTTGGAGCTGCTGGAATTGGTTGGAATGATGGGAGTACCTTTTCTGGCAATGGCGCTGTTGGAGCAGTAAGAATTATCTGGGGTGCTGGACGAGCCTTCCCATCAACAAATACAGGTGACTTGTAAGGAAATATCATGGCAGTAACAAACCAACAAATTATTGACTATCTCTTAGCCAATCCTAATCTTAGTGATGCTCAGATTGCCGCTACTATGCAGGAGTTTAGTGTTACTCCTACGCAATTGGCTCAGGCTGTAAATGCTGATCCTGCTGAAATACAAGCAAGATTTGTAGAAGCCGCACCAAATGTATATACGGCAGAAAATGTCAATAAATTAGCCAGTCAGATTCTTGCTCAAAACACTACTGAAAAGTGGACAGGTGGTTTGCCTCCTGAAAAGGCTGCTTTGTACATGGCAGACGAGCTTGCTAAAAGCGGTGTAAGTGATATTGCTCAAGTTGGCAAAGGAAAAGACGGCATCATCAATCAAATGACTGGTGAAAAGTTAATCTCTGGCTATGGTGAACGTACAAAAGGTAATCTGTGGTCAGGCTCTTATGAAGGCAAGGGGAACACAGGGTTTGGTGTCGAGTTTGATGCTCAAGGTAAGCCAGTATTTTTTACTCAAGGCGCATCTTCTAGCACTTTAGGAAAAGACATTCTTAAACTTGCGGCTGTTGCTGGTGCTGTTTATGGTTTAGGTGGCTTTGATGGCTTACTAAGTGGTGCGGCTGGTGGTGCTGCGGCTGGTGCAGAAGCGGCTACAGCGTTTGAGTTGGCTAATGCGGGTATTGCTGGTGGCGCTGCTAGTTTTACTCCTGCTCAACTGGCTCTTATTGAAGCGGGTGCTACTGCGGCTGAAGTAGCTGCTGCTGGTGCAGGTGGTGGTTTGTTGACTCAAACTGCGGCTGATGCGGCTGCTTTTGAACTGCAAAACGCAGGAGCTAGTGCTTTAACTGACTTATCTACTACTCAAGCGGGTTTGTTAACTGGCGGTAAAACTGCCGCCCAACTTGCCGCAGAACAATTGGCATTTGAAACTCAGAATGCAGGTGCTAGTGCATTGACAAACACTGGTGCTAATACTGCTTTAACTACTGTTGGTACTAAAACGGCTGCTGAAATAGCGGCAGATAAGTTGGCATCAGATGCTGCTACAAAACTAGCTGTTGGAGCTGGTACAAATTTGTTAACCAATTTAAGTGCTGATACTGTCTCTGGATTATTGCAAACAACTGGAAGTTTGGTACAAAGCCAAGAGTCTAAGGATGCGGCTCAAAAGGCGGCTACTGATATTACTAAAGCTACTCAGGCGGGTGTAGCAGGTTCTCAGTTCCGACCAGTTGGCATGACCACTCGTTTTGGTACGTCTAACTACACCTATGATCCTGTAACAGGTCGTATGACTTCTGCAGGTTATCAACTAAGTCCTGAAGCTAAAGCGGCTCAGGATCGTTTGGTTGGCTTGGCAGGTCGTGGATTAACTCAAGCAGAACAAGCACAACAACAGTTTGCACCACTTCAAACTGGCGCACAGAACTTGTTTGGGTTGGGTAATCAGTACATCTCTCAATCTCCGCAAGATGTTGCTCAGAATTACATCAATCAACAGATGCAGTTATTGCAACCTAGCCGTGAGATGGAATTAGCTAATCTGCAAAACAGACTTCAACAACAAGGTCGTGCGGGTCTTTCTATTGCACAAGGTGGCTCATTGGGTGCTACAACTCCTGAGCTACAGGCCTTGTATAACGCACGTGCTCAACAAGAACTACAACTGGCATCTCAAGCTCAACAAGCTGGTCAACAGAACGTCTTGTTTGGTGCGGGTCTATTGGGTCAAGGTGCTACCGCAATGGGTAACTACTATGGTGGTCAACAAGCCGCCTATTCACCTTATACAACTGCTTTGGGACAAGTACAAGCCCTTGAGGGTGCGGCTCAACAACCATTGACTATGGGTGCTAACCTTGCCCAACAAGCGTCTTTAGCTGGTGCTAGAGCAGGTGAAATAGGTCTACGAGGTCAACAGTTGTCTAGTGCTTACAACACTGGTGCTAACGCTACATTTAATCCTTTTGCGGGAGTGTTAACTGCGGCAGGTAATCCTAACTCTATGTTTGGTCAGGTTTTTTCAGGTTTGTTCAATCCAACTGTACCGCCAGTTACTGCGATGAGTGCGCCTGCAACAAGTTATGGCGCTGGAAACTATTATGGCAACCAAGACGTTCTTGGTGTTTGGGGAACTTAAGGAGAAATCATGGCGACAGATATTGCAGGATTATTTGGCATAACGCCACAAGGTTTATCCCAACAGCGTTATCAGCAAGACCTTAAACAAGGTTATGAGATGGCACAACTAGACCCTGGTGCTGCGGCTCGTGCAACCCTTCAATCTGGTGTTGGTCAACTAGGTCGTGGTATTGCAGGAATGATGGGTGTAGAAGACCCACAGATGAAGCTCATTAGTGCTCGTCAACAGATCATGAGCCAGACAGATCAGGCTGACCCACAGTCATTGGCTAATGCCGCCAAACAATTAAACGCTATGGGCGACACACAAGGTGCTATGGCTTTGATGGACTTTGCTCGTAAAGCACAAAGTGAGATGGCTCTTGTTGGACAGAGAAGAGCGGCAGAAACAGCATCCTTGGCTCAGGTAGCTAAGATAAACTTCACTCTTAAACAAGAAGAAGAATTACGTGCTAAGTTGTCTCAACTTGGCCCTAATGCTACAGAAGATCAAGTTATTGGCGTTCTAACTCAATACGGCCCACCAGAGAAGGTTTTGGCGGCTTTAACAACAGCTCAAAGCAGAAAAGAATCTACACAAGCTAGAGCTGAATCGGCTCAAGCGGCTAACCAAGCACGTATTGATGCGGCTAAAGTTACGGCTGATGCACGAATTGATGCGGCTCGTGAGTCTGGTGCTACACGATTACAAATTGCTCAATTGCAAGATTCTGCTCGTAGAGACCTTGCACAACTGGCTCAATCTTTTAAAGAAGCTCAATCCGAACAATTGCTTACACCTAAAGAAAAGCAGAAGCGTGAAGCGGCATATCCACAAGCAACTTCTGCTATCAATAGTTTTGAAAGCAAAGCTGACTCATTTGTTAAAGACATTGAGAAGTTAAGAGATAGTCCTGGTCTATCAGAAATTACAGGTTTTGCGGCAGGTCGATTGCCTGGTCTAACAGCAAATGGTCGTGCGGCTCAAGCCTTGTACGATAAGATTGTTGCTAAAGGTGGCTTCCAAGCACTGCAAGACTTGCGTGATGCCTCTAAAACTGGTGGGGCTTTGGGTAATGTGTCTAATCAAGAGGGTAAACAACTTACCGCTTCTTTTGCCGCCATTGATCGCAGACAAGATGCTAAAGATGTTAAAGCAGCACTTGACCAAGCTATTGGAGACATTCAAGGCTCTAAGACTCGTTTGAAAGAAGCGTACGATTTGACGTACTCATACAAGGCTGAACAACCTAAAAAGTCTTTAAGTGGAGAAGATCAGCAAGCCTTAGATTGGGCAAACAAAAATCCAAATGATGCTCGTTCTGCACAAATTAAGAATCGTTTAGGAGTTAAATAACATGGCTGAATTTGATCCTGATGCATATCTTGGTAAGACAACAGAGTTTGACCCTAATAAATACTTAGGAGTTAAGCCTCAAGAGTCTGATGAAACTGCTAGGTTAGCGGCTCGTTATCCTGCGCCATTGTCAGAACAAATACCTGGCTATGGTAAGCCTGTTCCTGCCGCTAGAAATCAACCTAATTTAAGTTTAAGCCAGTTGATTTATCGCAACATTGCTAAACCAGTAGTTGCTCCTACAGTTGAGGCAATGGGTGCTGTTGGTGGTGGTTTGCTAGGAACTCCATTAGGCCCAGCAGGTGTTGTTGGTGGTGCAGGTTTAGGTTATGGCATGGCTAAAGAGGCTTTAAAACTAGGCGATATTTACCTTGGTGGCATGACACCTGAAGAGGCGCAAACACAACCTGTTAAGAACATCCTAGAGGGTGCAACCTATGAGGTTGGTGGTCGTGTTGTTGGTCAAGCAGTAAGTGCTGGTGTTGGCAAAGTGGTGGATTTATTTAATGCTCCTGCACAAAAAGCGGCTACTTTGGCTCAATTGTCGCTTGGCAAAGACTTGCCAGATGTACTTACCGCACTAAAGAATGCTCCTCCTAATGCAAGTGTTGCTGAAATTACTGCATCTTTCAACAATCCCAAATGGCAGGCATTGGTTGATGATGCACTGCAACAAGACCCACAATTCTTGCGAAAAGTTAAACTATTTAACGAAGAAGATTCTTTGAAGGCTTTGTCTAAATTGGCGGGTGGTGAGAATGCTGCTGAAGTTCGTTCTATTGCTGAAAAAGCAAAGGATGCTTTAAATGCTATTACAACCCCATCAAGAGAAGCCGCATTGAATCGTGCAAATCTTGGTAAATCTGTTGCGGAATATGAAGCAAAAGCAGGGATGTTAAGTGGAGAAGCTGCGGCTAAAGTTGCTGATGTTCGCAGATTGATAGAAGCGGGCGAGTTGGCAGAGGCGGCAGGTCGTCTTGAGTTAATCAAGAAGGGCATCCCTGTTGGCTTTACAAGATATACCTACAAGGGTGACTTAGCTTTGATGGCAGACAATTGGGCGGCAAAAGCAGCTAATGCTTCTTTAGACTTGGGTCAAGGCGCTCGTTTTGCACAAGGTGCGGCTGATGCGTTGCGATCTGTTGGCATCAAACCACTTGAGGGTGTTGCTTTATCACAAAGGATTTCCTCTATTGCCAATAATCCAAAGTTTGCTGGTGACGATGTACTTGTTGGTGCAGTAAAGAATGTTGCTGATGACATTGCAAAATGGACAAACAATGGCGGTGTTGTAGATGCTGTGGCTTTGGATGCAATTCGCAAGAACTCTGTGAATGCGGCTATTCAGAAACTACGACCAGGCATTGATGCAACATCTCAAAGAAACCTTGCCTCGACAGTTCTTGGCAATATCAGACCTCTTATCATTGATGCAATTGAAGAAACTGGTGGTAGAGGCTATCGTCAATACCTGACTGATTACACAAAAGGCATGGAGAAGATTGCCGAACGCAAATTAACAGGTGAAGCACTGAAACTCTGGAAAACCAATAAAGATGGCTTTGTGCGTTTAGTCCAGAATGAAACACCTGAAGAAGTTGAGAGAATTCTTGGGCCAGGTAAGTACAACATTGCAACTGAGTTGGCAGACTCAAGTTTGTCTGTATTGCGAGATCAAGCCAACAAACGTCTTACTCAAGTATCTGTTAGTGAGCAAGTTAAAGAAGGTCAGACCGCCCTTGCACAACTGTTAAAACAACAAACTTCATTTATAAGATTGCCATCTTATTTAAGTGTAGTGGCATCATCAACTAACAAGGTGATAAGCGAGTTGGAAAAGGCTGTTAGCACCAAAACATTACAAACTTTGACAGAAGCCATGAAGACTCCTCAAGGTGCGGCTAATTTGTTGGCAACCTTGCCTGCTGCCGAACGCAATCAAGTATTGAGATTATTGGCAGACCCAAGTCAATGGAGTCCAACACTTAGTTCTTCAGCAACCTTTGGGTTTAAAGGCGCTTTCCAAACAGACGAGCAACAATGATCGACTGGATAGAAGCAATAGTGGCGGCAATCTGTGTCACTGCTTTTGTCATATTTTGTAGCTATATTATTGCAGTCTGCTACCCCTACGGAATATAGGTGTGTCAGGTGGGGTTGGACGGGTGATGTCTACAATAGAAAAGTCTATTGCCTTGAGTGGAAAAAGATTGAGAAGAAATGATTAGCCCAGAACTAGCCCTAGAAGGCATCCAAAGTGCCGTAAAGCTCATTAAACAGGCTTCTAAGACTGTTGATGATGTGGCTTCGCTTGGGCCTTTATTGGGTAAATATTTCAATGCCAAGAGTGAGGCTACTAAAGCCGTAGTATCTGCTAAGAAGGGTGGCTCTAGCATGGGTACAGCCCTTCAGATAGAGATGGCTTTAGACCAAGCGGCAACCTTTGAAAAAGAACTTCAGATGTTGTTTTTTCAGTCTAACAAGATGGATGTTTGGCAGAAGATTAAGGCTCGTGCCTCTGCTATGGACATAGAAGATGCTCACAACGCCCGTCGAGAGAAAGAAGCGGCTGAACGCAAGAAGAAGGCTGACCAAGAAGACTTAGAACTAGGCTTGATGCTTGGTGGGCTTTTGTTGATCATTGTTATGTGTGGTTATGGCATCTATGAAATCTTAGATCACTGCGCTACCAACAGGTGTGGTCGGTGAATGAGTATCAAAAACAAGCAGATATGTTCTTCAAAATCCTTGGTGGTGGATGGGCGGCTCTGTTGTTTTTCGACATTATGAAAATATTACCTAACTTCTTGTCAGACAGAATCATGGATTACTTGTTGTCTAAACTTCCCTTTTAAGGACTTTATGCTTTCTTTATTCTCAACACTAGGTGGTCTTTTAATCTCTGGTTTACCAAAACTACTGGATTACTTTCAAAACAAAGCTGACCAAAAGCATGAATTAGCCTTGGCTCAAGTACAGACCGAGAGAGAACTCCAACTGGCGGCACAGGGGTTTATTGCCCAACAGAAGGTCGAGGAAATCCGCACAGACCAGATTGCCATGCAAACAGATGCCCAGATGACTGAGGCGGCTCTCAAGCACGATGAGAAGGTCTTGGAGATGGCCTCTACTTGGGTGGTCAACTTTGTAGGTACTGTTCGCCCTGTAGTGACCTACATCTTTGTGCTTGAACTGTGCATGATCAACGCTTGGATTGCCTACTACGTTTACTCTCGTCCTAGTTTGGTGACTAACATGGACGATTTAATCCGAGTGACTGACATTATTTTCTCAAGTGATGAGATGGCTATGCTTGGAGGCATCATTGGGTTTTGGTTCGGATCACGTTCTTGGGCTAAGAAATGAAAATCAGCAAGGCTGGTGAGGACTTGATGCACTTCTTTGAAGGCTATAGAAACAAGCCTTATAGATGCTCTGCCGCCATTTGGACTGTTGGATGGGGTCACGCTATGTATGCTGACCAATTAGCCCTCCCAAACGCCCGTAAAGAAGGTTATACAGGGCTTATCAGGTCTGACTATCAACTAAAAGAGGGAGATGCCCGTGTTTGGTCTAAAGATGAACTGGTCGAGTTGTTCAAGGTTGACATCAATACTTTTGAACGTGGCGTTCTTCGACTGTCTCCTAATCTTGTTAACCATCAAAGCAAATTCGACGCTGTTGTCTCTTTTGCGTACAACGCAGGTCTAGGGAACTACCAACGATCCACCATCCGCATGAAGGTCAATCGTGAGGATTGGGAGGGCGCAGCACAGGCTTTTATGTCGTGGACTAAGGCGGGTGGGAAAGAGGTTGCAGGGCTTGTCAAAAGACGTAAAGCTGAAGTGGCTTTGTTTTTAAACTAAACTGTAACAATTATGCTATAAGGTGTTGAAATGCCTAACATTCCTACACCAGAACACGCTGAACTGTTTGCACAAAGTGTCAAAAAGTGGCAGCAAGTGCTTAGTCTTGGTGATTGGAGAATCGAAAAGGGGAGTAAACCTGCCAAGCAAGCAATGGCTTCTGTTGAGTTTACTCCTAACGCAAGACTTGCTGTGTATCGTTTAGGAGACTTTGGGGCTGAAAAGATAACTCCAGAGAGCTTAGATAGAACTGCTTTGCATGAGTTATTGCATATCTTTCTGCATGACTTGATGGTTGTTTCTCAAGACCCAAAATCATCTCAAGATGAGATTGAGATGCAAGAGCATAGAGTTATCAACCTGTTAGAGAATTTACTGTTTAGGAATTCAAATGGCGGCTGTTAATCATAGTGAGGCTTGTTCCGATGAGGACTTTATTGCTCTTTGGGACAAACACCAGTCTGCTGAAAAACTAGCAAAGATACTTGGTGTCAATATAAGAAATATCCATTCAAGAAGACGCAACATGGAGAAGTTTCATAACATCAAGTTAAATGCTGCTAACCATAGAGGTGCTTTGTATGATGCTAGGAAACAATCGTTTTCTCCTTTAAAACAGATTGACCTTGGGATACTGGATGGGACTGTCCTAGTCTTCAGTGATGCCCACTTCATCGGACAACGAACAACAGCGTTTAAAGGGCTTCTATGGGCTATAGAGACGTTTAAACCAAAGGCAGTGATATGTAACGGGGATGCTTTCGATGGAGCGTCTATATCGAGGCACGATGTAACTGAACTTCCTCAGACTTCTGTCATCCAAGAACTCAAAGCTACGCAAGCTGCGTTGGAAGAGATTGAGGAAACCGCTAAAGATGCTCGTCACAATGTAAAGTTATGCTTTACATGGGGCAACCATGACGTTAGGTTTGGCAATAGATTAGCCCAACACGCACCACAATTTAAAGAAGTTCAAGGGTTTAAGCTGACAGACCATATCCCAAATTGGGACTTCTGTTGGGCAGTATGGCCTACTTCTAAAGTGATTGTTAAGCACCGATATAAGAATGGGGTTCACGCTGCCCATAACAACACTGTCAATGCGGGTGTGTCCATCATCACAGGACATCTACATTCTTTGAAAGTAACACCTTTTTCTGACTACAACGGGAATAGATTTGGTGTTGATACGGGGACTTTGGCTGAACCAGATGGCCCACAATTTACTTATGCTGAACTTAATCCCTCTAACCACAGATCAGGCTTTGCAGTGTTAAACTTCTTCAATGGTCAGCTTTTATGGCCTGAACTCGTCCATCGTTTTAGTGAAGACCATGTGGAGTTTCGTGGTGAGGTAATTGATGTGAGTGCGTTTTGAGTGCCTGGCTAATCATTTTGACGGGCGCAATCTACGCCTATATTGCTGGTGAACAGCTTTGGAAAGATAACCCACACATGGCTATCGTGTACGCAGGGTACGCCTTTAGCAATGTGGGGCTTTATCTACTAGCAAAGTAGCTTATAAGTTACAGTTCTTCTTTTGAATCTAAGCCAAAATCTACCGCTTCTTCGTCTTCATCTTCAAACTCAGAGGCTTCGTACTTAACTGCCCATCCATAAGTCTCTTGAAACTCAACAAACTCTTGGAATATTTTTATCATGTCAAAGTCACTGGTTTCAATAACCAACTTGTCGTTGAACATCCCGAATTCCATCTCAAATTTCATCTCACTCTCCTTAGTGGTTGAATTGCTTTCTCAGGTGGTGGTGGAGTCATCTTCTCTGAAGGTGGAGTCCATCCATGTTTCTTCCAAATAGCCTGAACATCTGATCCTGAAGACCATTTGAACTCCTTGTTTGGCATAGAAGGATAGCTAATCTTTGAGTGCGGTGGTAGTTCTATCATGTGGCTTTCATAATTCGTTGATTTCTGCCAAACTTTCCTCGTCTGACACCAGTAACTTCGATAAATCCCTTGTCTAACAAAGCACGATACCTTGCTGTTATTGAGGAATATGGGTAGTTTGGATACATGGCTAGTATCTCGTCTGAGATACACCCGTCTGGATGGCTTTTAATGGCCTCGTAGACAAGACTTTCTAGCTTGGTAGTGTCAACTGCTTGAGCAGCTTGATGGCTCGTTGTAGGGTCTTCTCTTCTAGCCAGTTTAAACGCTGGCGTACCAAAGAATCTCTCCATTGCTTGTTTCATGTCGTCAAAAATCATTTATTAACTCCTATCGGGTGAGGGGAAAACTGCTCGTCTGCAAGCTAGGAAAATCCTTTGCACAGCTCTCCCCTCGGGTTTATATTAACTTAAAAGGGCAGGTCTTCGTCTGCAATACTTACCTTCTTAGGGGCTTGTTTGGGCTGGTACTCTTCTTTGGGTGATACTGCTAGACCCATGAACTTACCTGACTTGCCCTCTTTGACCCATGCACTGAGCCAATAGTCTTTGCCATCAACAGTTATGTTGCCTTTATAACTTGGAGCTTTTTCGTTCTCACGCTTGTCATTGCGGAAAAGTACGCCACTGTTATTCCGCTGCTCTTGTCGATTATTTTCCATTTTCATATTCCTTTATATGTCAATCCATTTAAAACTTTTCTAATTACAGAATTAGATACTTGGAATTGATCCGATAGTTTTGCTACAGAATCTTTTGTTAACTTAGATTGACGAATGACTTTAACCATGTCAACAGTTAATTGCGCCTGACCATTTCTTGCGCCAATAGTTGCTACACCATGCTTAATAGAATCAGCAACATTTTCCTTTCTTGTCCCCCATCTTAAGTTTTCAAGCCTGTTATCTAACTTATTTCCATTGATATGCAGTACTTCGCAACCATCTGGACATTTGCCAACAAAAGCATGAAGAAGCAATCGGTGTTTGTAATAGGTCTTTGTTTTATCATTATTTGAAAAACTAACAACTTCATAACCAATTGTTGCAACAGTAAATTTCTTTTCTTTGCCATTCCTCCATAATCGACCATCTCTGGAGATAAATGTATTAGGCAAAAAATCTATCGGGCGTATGTCTTCACTTTCCATTTATAACTCCTTAGCCTTTTTCAAAGCTGAACGCACTTTACTGGGTAGGAGTGTCCACAATGCAATCTTTTGTTCTGCATCAAGGTTCTCTCCTTCCAACTTATCCCAAGCTGCCTTGGGGTCACCTTGCTCACAGGTAGCAATCAATTCGACTGCCATCTCTTGCAAGTACTGTAATTCCTCTGGAGGAATGTTATCTTGTGCGCCTTGGGTAGGTGTAATCACTACTGATCTGCCCTCTTCAGGTAAGTCTTCACCCGCATAGATGTATAAAGAGAGTCCATGCAAGGCTAGAGCTTTAGTCATACACCGCATGATGGCGGTATTGACTGCAAAAGCATCAGGATTGGGGATGGCTTTGTTTCTGTAGTCCATCACAGGCAACTGGCAAGTCATTGGCTTTTTAAACATGGTGACTGTAACGAACACCATTGCTGTGCCGTTAATGTCCATGAAGCATTTCCCATCAAACATCTCTACCCTGTAAGTAGCGTCTGCATCAGCTTTAAGGGCTTCTGCCCATGCCCAAGCCCATGACAGGTAGGACAGGCCGTTCTTTTTCTCAAGATGACCATTGACATTTGTTGCCAACAGTCTTGCAATTAACTCTTTGCGTTCAACCAAAAGACCTGGTTGGTTTGGATCAATTACCATATTAACTCCTGTTATATTGTTAAGGTTGAAATTTTCTCATCAATGGCAATAAGTTTTTTTATTGCATCGACACGCTTATCGTAATCAAGTACAGACTCTTCGTCATTAGTATTTACCCTAACTACTTTGCCATTTACCAACACACTTGGCATTAGATAAGTTGGCTGGTCAATACCAATGATTGACAACGATCCATAATCCTCGCCTTCTTCGCAAGGTTTAAAGTTCATTGCTCTCCAAGTACTAAAGTGAACGTAAAGACGATGCTTTTCAACATGATCTCTTAACTTTCGCTCAACAGATAACTTATAAGCAAGCCAATCTTTTTTAAACCAGATGGTTTTTTTATCTAGTCTGACATACCTTGCAAACAACTTATCTAAAAATACTCCAGTCATTTTGCTTTTCTCATAATAACCAGAATACCTAGAGTGCCTTGAACCCCGCATAAATACTGGGTCTTGACCATCAGCAAAGTCTTTTTTAAGATTACAGGGCAAGCTAGAAATCCAAGGCAGCGATTCTAAAGTTTGCTCATCATAAAAACTAGATGGAACAAGGCAAGGTGTGTCTGTTCTTTGTGTCCAAAAGTAATTAGAAACATTCACGGGAGTGAACATTAACTTTTGCATATCAGCCACCGAAACCAACTGCTTTGATTTCT